AGCAGGTCCGCATGGTTGGGGCGCCACACTATCTCAGCACAGTCCGAGGGGGTGCGCACGACATAGTTTGCCATTTGGCGAAAAGTTGCCACAGCCGCGGTGTCATTCACAACCTCGGCCGGATACTGCCCCAGGCTGACCACCCCAGCCCTGGGCAGCTCGCTCCCAGGGTAGTACACCTGGACGCATGCTGCAAGACAGCGGTTCCAGGACGCATTAGCCGTTAGGAAGGAGTTGCCTGGGTGGGAGATGGAGCCCGCGGGGACAGTCCAGGCGACGGGGTTGGTGTCGTCCACCATGGGAGTGGTCTGCCACGCCACCAGTCCGGAAAAAGGGTTGAAGACAAAAGCAGCAGCTGTGTCAGTGGACGAGTTATTGATGATATACTCCTTCTCGAAGCGAGCCACCATGCCACCATACCCATCCCCAAAAGGCCCAGGGACAAGATCACCGTTGCAGGGGTCGGCCAACAAGTTGGCGTACCTGACAGCGGCATCATGCAGCCGGAGACCCCCTGTTGGACGCGGCACTTTGGCAGGCTTTGAAGCCCGCTTCTTGGCCTTATTCTTCGCCATTAGTCTTTATTCGTGAGCAAATTCCGCAAAGGTGTCACCGAAGAAGTACAAGCCGGGGTTGTCAGCCACCGACTTCACGGCCCAGCAGTCCAGAGGTGTGGTCAGGGTGGTGTAGTGGTGCTCCAGCATCACTTGCTGGTCTGGGGTGATGCCCCAGGCGCGCCAAAACGACAACCGTGCCCCCTGCGTGATGGGCGTACCCTGGGCCCTAAGGCCCCTGGCCATGTGCTCGAACCCAGAGCTCATGTCTCCAAAGCCCTGGGCCCTCTCACACACGAGCCCAACCCGCTGGAAGGCAGCATAGGCTGCACTGAAGACAGGTACACCGTCAGCAAGTGCAGCCCCAGCTACCCCCACCTGGTAGAGCCACTTGCGGTAGCCCGTGATCGGCCTGTCCATGGTGGGCTGTTTGCACAACACATCCTTACACAGGCCAACCACTGGGCTGCGGCACATGACCCAACCCCGCCCCGTGAACACCGGTCGGGTCTGGCAAAAATCAATCCTCTCAAAGACACGAGTGTGCCCCTCAGAGGTGAGAGTGAAGCCCATCTCCAGGAACCAAGCGTCCAGCCCGGTTGTGAACCGGACCAGGTCGCCCGCTTCCATGATGACAGAACAGTCATCCCCATTGTTTGCCAGCCGCACCCGCACTCCACATGTCTTGGCCCATGTCCAAACCAGGGCGCACATGATGAGGCAGTTGCCCAGAGCAGTGTTCATGTCCCCGCTCATGCGACAGCCGGCAACAGTGTACCGGAAGCGACCACCATCACTGGTGGCCACATAGCCAGTGTTGTCCAGTTGCCACTTGAGTAGGGATGCCAGCTCAGGGTCGTTGTAAACCCTGTTGTACACGGAGTGCTCCCATTGCAGGGCCTCACGTGACACGTGCTGGTCGAAGCGACTGGCGTCCAGGGAAAGCGCAACAGGCTGGGTGAATTCCTGCCACATCTCCCTGAGACAAGATGCAGTGCTAACAGCGTTATAGCCCTTCATCACCGTGGGCCCCCCAAACAGTTCTGCTATTGCTTTGTACACCCTATGCTCCAGGGGCCGGATGAACCTGCCCACTAGCGCATTGTACCTCGGATTACGTGGCTGAATAATCCGGGGGGCCGGGTCAGGCTTGGCTGTGATTAATGTCCAGGGTTGGTTTTACTTTCGATAATTCGTATCGAAACCCTCTCTTGAGAAATGTTGTTTCTGTCAAGGGCTTAAATACGCTCCGAGTGTCTTTCCTCTCCGAGGTTGCTGTCATACCAAGTGTTCGCGCACTTGCTATAATAGCCTCCCCTTCAATGTCTATATAAGGCGGTATAGCGAAGATGTTATCATCGCCACACACGAAACTAGTGCACTGAGTCCTGAAAAAAGCTACGTCCGCATACGCTGGAGGCGCACACGTAACCCAGTAAAATCGAAGTAAAAGTTTTGATGCCAGATTATTAATTATCATGGTCAACGCACCGCCAGAAGGGTTACCCTTGTACTTGATATACAATACTCCCATTATAAGAATAATTGTATACACAAGTTCATGGAAC